CACTTTATGGAAAGGATTAAGATATACAATGAAGAGAAATTTGAATATAAAATCTATGAAGTCAACCTTAACCTTTGATTCTATTAGTTTCGAAACGACATATATGATTATACTACCTTTTTGAGAAAAGTCAAGGAAAAAATAATGAAAAGAAAAAAAAATAATTATATTAATAACAAAACTCTATATGGCGCGATGATTAAACATAAAAATGAAGTCGATCAAGCCATTAAAGAAGAAAAAACACCACCACAAGCGCCAAAATATATAGGTGAATCTATTATTTTAATATGCAACAATCTAGCAAAGAAACCAAATTTTTCAGGTTATACATATAAACAAGATATGATTTCAGATGGAATTATTGATTGTGTAGCAGCGATTGATAATTTTAATCCAGACAAAACGAATAATCCCTTTGCATATTTTACTCAAATTGCTTGGAATGCTTTCCTTAGAAGAATACAAAAAGAAAAAAAACAAACATACATTAAACATAAAAATTTCGAAAATAGTTTTCTTATGAATGAGCTTTGGGATAATACTGATAATAGCATTCAACTTAAAGCTAACGAATATTCAGGAGAAATTGTAAAAAACTTTGAAAATAGCTTGACTAAAACCAAAAAACAAGGTAAACTAAAAGGAGTTGAAAAATTTTCTGAAGGAGACGAAGATGAAAAACCAACATCTAATCCCAGCTAATATAATTGATCTAGTTTCTAGAATTAATAATGAAAAAACTAACGTAAACGAAAGAAATAATCTAATTCATCGTTTAGAAGTTATTAAAGAATATACAGAAAAAGAATATGATAAAGTAAAGAAGAAGTATCTATGAAAATTGCTTTGATAACAGATTCACACTGGGGTATTCGTAATGACAATAATATTTTTCTAGATAATTCTAAACTATTTCTAGACAATATTTTTTTTCCTTATTTGGATTCTAATAATATTAAAACTGTGATCCATGGTGGTGACATCGTGGATCGCCGTAAATATATTAATATCAATACAGCCAAAAGGCTTCGTGAAGATTTCTTAACACCTTTATCAGAAAGAGATTTAGATGTACATATTATCGCAGGTAATCATGATACTTATTTTAAAAACACAAATGATGTCAATGCAATTCAAGAAATCATTAAAGGATCATATCCTAAATTTAAAATATATGATAAGTTCGCAGAATCAGTGGACTTTGGTGGAACATCTATTTTGCTTATTCCTTGGATATGCGCTGATAATAGAGAGCAAGTTCTAAATGAAATCAAATCCACTAAATCCCAAATCGCTATTGGGCACCTTGAAATACAAGGTTTCGAAATGTATAAAGGATCTATTGTTTCTCACGGAGACGATCGTTCTATCTTTGATAAGTTTGATATGGTTTTTAGCGGTCATTTTCATCATCGTTCCACTGATGGTCATATTTTTTATCTTGGTAGTCATGGTGAGTTTACTTGGAGTGATTATAACGACCCTCGTGGATTCCACATCTTCGACACGGAAACGAGAGAAATAAAATTTATTGAAAATCCATACAAAATATTTAAAAAGGTATGGTATAATGATAGCGATGAAAATTTCCTTCAAACTAAAGTTGATTATTCTCAGTTTAAAAACTCTATTGTTAAAGTGATTGTTACAAACAAAACGAATCACTTCTGGTTTGATAAATTTATTGAAAACATTGAATCAGAAAACCCTTATCAAATTCAAATTGTTGAAGATCATTTAAATCTTAATCTTGAAGAAGATGAAGATATTGTAAACGAGGCAGAATCAACTCTAGATATTTTCAAAAAATATATTGATGGATATGAAGTTAAACATATTAATAAAAATAAACTTTCCAATAAAATTACAGAATTATATAATGAGGCGATTAGTTTAGAATGATTTATTTTAAAAAAATAAGATATAAGAATTTTCTATCTACTGGTAATATATTTACAGAAATTAATCTTTGCGACGCGAAAACAACTCTTATTGTTGGCGAAAATGGTGCTGGTAAATCTACTATTCTTGATGCTTTGTCTTTTTCTCTTTTCGGAAAACCATTTAGAAAAATCAACAAGCCACAGCTTATGAACACTATAACCAGAAAACAGCTGGTTACAGAAGTAGAGTTTTCTATTGGCACTAATGAATATAAAATTATTCGTGGTATGAAACCAAATATATTTGAAGTATACAAAGATGGTATTCTATTAAATCAATCAGCAGATATGAAAGATTATCAAACTATTTTAGAAAGGCAAATTTTAAAAGTCAATCATAAATCTTTTAGTCAAGTAGTTGTTCTTGGATCAGCTACATTTCAGCCTTTTATGCAGCTTAATGCTTATCAACGCAGAGAAATTATTGAAGACTTACTTGACCTTCAAATTTTCACAACAATGAATACTCTACTAAAAAGTAAAATTTTAATTAATAATGAAACTTTACAAAAAACAACAGCTGAAAAGAATTTGATTGAAGAAAAGATATCTTTGATCAAAGAGCATATGAAAGAAATTCAATCTAACACTGATAAAATGATTGAAGAAAAGAAAACTCGTATTGAAGAAACAAATGAAACAATACAAAAGTTAAATGAAGAATATATTGATTTAGACAATAAAAGAAAAGAATTATCTGCTTCTGCTGAAGATGAACAAACTATTTCAACTAAAATGAAAAAGCTTTCTGATCTTAAATCTAAGATTGAAGTTAATCTTGGAAATCTCAATAAAGAAGTTAAGTTTTTTCATAACTATGATGAATGTCCAACTTGTAAGCAATCTATTAATGAACAATTTAAATGTGAAACAATACAACAAAAAGAAACCCAAATTACAGAAATTAATGAAGGTCTTGAGAAATTATCGGTTGAATACGAAAAATTACAATCTCGTATTAATGAAATTATGGAAATTAATTCTAAAATAAATGACATAAGATTAGAACTTAATAGTATTAAGACTAAGATTAATTCTCTTAATGATTATAGAAATACTCTTAAAGAAGAAATAAACAACATTAAAGAATCTTCTAATAGTAACGAAAGGAATAAAATTCCTTCTCTAGAAAAAGAGTTAAAGGAAACTGAAAAAAAATATTATGAACTTACCGAAGATAAAGCTGTTCTTTCTGTTGCATCAAATCTATTAAAAGATGGTGGCATTAAAGCAAAAATTATTAAACAATATGTTCCTATTATAAACAAGCTGATTAACAAATACCTTTCTTCTATGGAATTTATGTGTCAGTTTGAACTCGATGAAAACTTTAATGAAACTATTAAGTCTCGTTATAGGGATATTTTCAGTTATGCTTCTTTCAGCGAGGGGGAAAAAGTCAGAATTAACGTTGCTATTCTTTTCGCATGGAGAGCGATTGCAAAATTAAGAAATTCTATCAACACTAACATTCTTATAATGGACGAAGTTTTTGATAGCTCTCTAGATTCTAACGGAACTGAAGAATTTATGAAGATAATAAATCACTTGACTTCTGACACAAATACGGTTATAATAAGTCATAAGTCGGATCAGTTATATGATAAATTTGAGAGAGTGATTCGGTTTGAAAAATATAAGAATTTTAGTAGGATAGCTAAATGAACGAACAACTTCAAAGAGATATTATTTTTCTTCGTGAATGGTTAGAAATGCCAGATAATGATTATAGAAATAATATTTTAGTTGTTAAGAAAAAATTAAAGAGAATTTTAGATGCTATAAGGTAAATCATGAAGCTTGAACTTGTTAAACATAATGATCCGGTATTAAAAAATGAGTGTGAATTTTTTGATTTTAGCAATCCTCCTTTTGACCCTATCGAACTTGCCCAATCGATGGTTAAGTTTATGTATGATCATAATGGTCTTGGTCTTGCTGCCAATCAAATTGGAATTCCTTATCGTGTATTCTCTATTCGTGGTGTTCCTGAAAACTTTGTTTGTTTCAATCCAAAACTTATTTACACCTCAGTAGAAGAAATTGCAATGGAAGAAAGCTGTTTGACATTTCCAGGAATGTTAGTTAAAATAAAACGTCCAAAAGATATTCGTTGTAGATTCCAAACTCCTAACGGAGATGTTCTAACAAAACAATTTACAGGAATGACTGCTAGAATTTTTCAACACGAAATGGATCTTATCAATGGTATAATATTTTACAACAGAGCTAATCGATACCACAAAGAACAAGCTCTAAAAAAATGGAATCGCGGCGAACGATATGAAATGAAAGTGAATGTGAAGTGAATATCTTTTATATTGATGAAGACCCAATGCAAGCTGCTCAATGGATGGTTGACAAACATGTAGTTAAAATGATTTTAGAATCTGCTCAACTTCTTTCTACTGCTCATCGTTTACTTGATGGTCAAGAATATACAGACAAAACTAAGACTGGTCGTAATGTAAAACGCTGGCGTTTATACGATCAACGTGAACCAGTGTTGTATCAAGCAACACATATTAACCATCCATCAGCTGTATGGTGCAGACAATCTGTATCTAATTACAACTGGCTGGTAGATCATATGTTTGCACTTCTTAGTGAATATACTTATCGCTATGAGAAAAAACATAAGATTGAAGGTGAAATTAGTTATCTTCTTCAGTCTCCTCCTAACAATCTTAAAGATTGGGATTGGACGGAGATGCCATCAGCTATGGATGAACAATATAAAATTTCAAATGACCCCTTGACTAATTATAGAAATTATTATAAAATTGGTAAAGAAAGAATGCATAATTGGAAAAAACGCAAACCTCCGGAGTGGATTTATGAGTAATATGTTTAAAGATGTGATGGATTTTCACAAAGCGTTTGGTCAAAAAGTAGGTGATAAACCAGAACTACCAGACATTAATGAACGTGGATTGAGGATGAAACTTCTCAGAGAAGAATTTGAAGAGTATATGGAGGCTGAAGAAGAAAATGATCTAGTTGAGATTGCTGATGCTTTGGCCGATCTAATTTATATTGCATGTGGAACAGCTGTTTCTTATGGTATTCCCCTTGATAAAATTTACGATGAAGTACATCGTTCGAATATGTCAAAACTCGTTGACGGTAAACCTATCTATCGCGAAGATGGTAAGGTAATGAAACCAGAAGGTTGGTCGCCTCCAGACATTAAAGGGATTCTAGAAAAATGCTAACTTTTAACATTGCATATATACTAGTATCATTTTTTGCAAATAGGAGGCTAACATGGTAGAAGTAATTGTAAGAAAAAAAATTGATTCAGAAGAAACACTTGGCACATTTATTACTTGTGCTGAATACGCAGATCGCATCATCACAGAAGATTGTGATCTGTATATGGAAACAGTTGATGGTACAACAAACGAAGAAAACATTATTTTCAAGTATCGTAAAAATGTATTCACACAAGAAGAAATGGATGCAGCTTATGAAGGATTGAGAGATGGTGCGACTGAATCTCAAAATAGAGGTATAGCTGCTGGACCAAGAGGTAATCAACTTGGTCAAGAAGGCAGAGGTA